TCATCCGATCGTTTTACGGAACGTCGAGTTCAACGTCGGAGAAAGGCCAGTATCCCGTTTTACGAATGGGGAACATGGTCGATGGCGCGTTGGATTTCTCCAAATTGGCGTACATCGATCTCGACCGCGAGTCGTTTGAAGCCATTCGACTGATGAGCTCATCTGGTGCTTCTTCCTCGCCATCGTGCAGCTCGCGTTGGATGGCGCCGAGGCATCGGTCCAGCCCGCATCGAATTGCAATCGACCGTTTCGGATAACGGATTGCCCTTTCAGCACAAGGCGGGTTTTGACCTCGGGCGAGTAGTTCAACGCGACGACGCCCGGGTAGAACTTGCGCACGAGCTGATACACGCCCTGTCCCATGCCGGTCGTGTCAATCGCGATGTAGCCAACGTTATAGCGTTGCGTGATCTGCTCGATTGCCTCGGCCTGCGCCTCGAAATCGTTGCCGCGGAACTGGTGGCGCTCGAGCACTCGGAACGCCCCGCCCGCCACGCGCGGCGGCGCGACGACGACGAGCCCCGCCGAGTCACCAGTCAATGCCGGGGCGTAGCCGACCCACACCTCGCGATAACCGAACGGGCGCAGTAGCAACGGCGAGAAATCGTCGGCCCACTCTTCCCAGGAGTCCACCATGCAACGCTGCAACTCGGCCAGCTTGAACACTGAAACGGAATCGTCGATGAACTGACACATCAACAGGTTCGCAAAGTCTTCCGTGCTGTACCTTCGCCGTAACACGTCCAAATCGAACAGATCGCATCCGCCGGCCATCGCATCGAGAACCGTGACGATCTGCCGCCACTGCTCGTCCTTACACAACCTGCCGCGCGCGAGCCCTTCGTGGCTCGTGTCAATCTGGACTCGATCGCCGGCCACACGGCCGCGGTTACTATCCGCGCCGCTCCAGAACGCATAGGCTTCGTGCGTGACGCTTAATGGCGTGCTGAAGTAAGTCATACGCCAACGCTTGTGCATCGCCATGCCTGAGGCGACCTTGTTTAGCTCGCGGAATTTCGGGACCCAGAAATACTCGTCGAAATAGAAATTGCCGTGATACGACTGCGCCGTACGTGCGTTCGTCCCGAGGAAATACAGTGTCGCGCCGTTCGGCAGGATGATCGGGTCGCCCGTAAGCTCAACGTCCGCCGCCTCTCGTGCGAATTGCGCAATGTACTGTTTGAAGACGTGCGCCTGTGCCTTGCTGGCCGATAGAAAAATTTGGTTGCGCCCAGTTTCTAGCGCGTCAATGAACGCCTCACGAGCGAAGTACCAAGTCGCGCCGATCTGCCGTGACTTCAGGATGTTGCGCGTGCGCTGGTCGCCGTTGCGGTACCAAACCTTCTGGTAATCGAACAGCGATTCGCGAAACGCCTTCATGATCCGCTCGTGCTGTTCCTCGCCGATTTCGTTGCGCGACGGCTTGCGCTTCGGTCCCGCGTTGCGAGCTGCGAGATTCGGGTTTAAATCGCTCTCTTTCCCGGTCTCGCCGTACTTGCGCACACGCGCAAGCCGCTCAATCTGCCGGCCAAGCAAATCGATTTCCTTGTAGTCCGCACCATCTTTCTTGTCCTTGGCGATCAGGACCATCAGACGCGTTTCCAACGATGCCTCGATCCGCTCAGCCGGGCTCGCTTGCTTCCATTTGTCGCGACGGCACCACGACGCCACCGTCGCGGGTTTCAGTTCAAGATGCCGCGCGATCGACGAGATGCGCCAGCCTTGCCAGTAAAGCGAACGTGCAATCTTGCGCACATCGGCTTCGTGTTGGGTCGAATTCGTAGGGTCGAGCATGCGGCAAGCGTAGAGCGTCACGCACGCGCGAGCACGTGCGGCACTGCGTACCCGTGCTCGCCACGCACGCCGTTCATTGAGCCATAGCGCACGAAAGCCGAACATGAGCCTCACGCTCACTCAACTACAGTTCGACCTCTCCCTATGGCAACCAACAAGACGAAGTTTTTCCGCGTCGCTGTCGAAGGCGCGACCATCGACGGTCGCGAAATCAAGCGGGAATGGCTTACCCAGATGGCGAAGAACTACAGCCGGGATCTGTACGGCGCGCGCTTGAATATCGAGCACATCAAGGGATGGGCACCTCTCTCGAAAACCAATCCGTTCGGCGCATACGGCGACGTGACGGCACTAAAAACCACTGAGATTGAAGACGGGCCACTGAAGGGCAAGATGGGGCTGTACGCGCAAATCGACCCGACAGATGACCTGGTCGCACTATCGAAGAATCGCCAGAAAATCTACACCTCGATCGAAATCAACCCGTCGTTCGCCGACATCGGCGAAGCCTATCTGGTCGGCCTGGCCGCGACCGACGATCCTGCAAGCCTCGGTACCGAGGCATTGCAATTCGCCGCGAAGCGCTCAAGCAATGTATTCAGCGCCGCGTGCGAAACATCGATCGAAATCGAAGGTGCGCCCGAATCCTCCAGTCTGCTGTCGATCGTCAAGAGCATGTTCGCGCGCACAAAGACAAGTGACGATCAGCGCTATGACGATGCACGCCGCGCGGTAGAAGAAGTCGCCGAATTTACCAGTCAGCAAGGCCGCGATGTGGTCACCCTACGCGCCGACCTCACCACCACGCAACAAGACGTTAGCGCGGCGAAGAAGCGGGCTGACGACGCCATCACAGCCATCGAAGAACTGACCGCGAAGCTCTCTAAAACCGACAACGGCGCCCTGCGACGTCAACCGTCGACCGGCGCGACTGGCGAGTTCGCGACCGACTGCTGACCCATTCCCAGCCATCCCCCCGGAGAACCGCCCCATGAAGAAGGAAACGCGCCAGGCGTACAGCAAATACACCGCGCAAATTGCCAAGTTGAACGATACGGCCGACGTCTCGGCAAAGTTCGCCGTCGAACCGTCCATTCAACAAACGCTCGAAACCAAGATGCAGGAATCGAGCGCGTTCCTCAAAAGCATCAACGTGTTGCCTGTTACCGAGCTGGAAGGCGAGAAACTCGGACTGTCGGTCTCTGGCCCAATCGCGAGCCGCACCGACACCACGAAAGCCGAACGGCAACCGGTCGATCCGACTGCGCTCGACAGCAACCGCTATCGCTGCGAAAAGACCGACTACGACACGGCGATTCCATACCGCAAGCTCGATGCGTGGGCCAAGTTCCCCGATTTCCAACAACGCATTCGCGATGTGATCCTCAACCAAGCTGCGCTCGATCGAATCATGGTCGGCTGGAACGGTGTGTTCACAGCACCATGACATGGGTTGCACAACCGTGGATGAGTTAAGTGCCGTCGAACAATGGGCAAGCACACTGCTCACACAACTCTCGCCTGCCGGCCGACGCGCCGCGATGCGCGATATCGCGCGTGAGCTGCGGCGCAGCCAGCAAGCACGTGTCGCCGCACAAAAGAATCCTGACGATAGCGCCTACAAACCCCGTAAAGCCAAGGCGGGCGGCAAAAAGCTGCGCGAGAAGCGTGGCCGTATCAAGCGCACGGCGATGTTTATGAAGTTACGCACGGCGCGTTGGCTGCGGATTGAGGCGGACGGTCGGGGGCTAGCGATCGGCTTCGCCGGGCGCGTGGCGCGCGTCGCTCGCGTACACCAGTTTGGCGAGCGGGCACCCATCGAACCGGGCGGCCCGGAATACCGCTATCCGGCGCGCGTGCTGTTGGGGTTCACAGATGCCGATCGCGAGATGATCCGCGATAGACTGCTGCGCCACTTGAACCATTGAATGCCCGTGACAGGGCCATCATGCCAACGACGAGACAAACTGAAGGAGAAGAAGTCATGGCCCAAGACCACTTTACATACCGCGTAACGTGGTCCCTGGAGGACAGGGAGCATGTCGGCCTCTGCGCCGAGTTTCCATCCCTTTCGTGGCTTGATGTGACGCCGGAAGGGGCGTTGGCCGGTATCCGGCAGATCGTCGCCGAAGTTGTGCTCGATGTGGAGGCAAAGGATAGATAAGCATCATTCTTTATCAGTTAGCTTGGGGAAGACTATACAAGTTGCACCACCGATTGTAGTAACATACCTACAATTAGGCGGATGGGAGATTTGTTATGACGATTACGACGCTATCGAGCCGAGAACTTAACCAAGACGTGACAAAAGCCAAGAAGGCGACCAAAGGTGGGCCGGTGTTCATCACGGATCGCGGCAAACCGGCGCATGTGCTGTTGAGCTTTGAGGAGTATCAACGGCTCACTCAGCGGCGCCGCAATATTGCTGACGCCCTCGCAGTGCCGGGAATTGAAGACATCGAGTTTGATCCGCCACGCATCAACATCAAAGCTCGACCGGCTGATCTCACATGATGTTTGTATTGGATACCAATGTCGTCTCCGAGCTACGCAAGGTGAAAAGTGGCAAGGCCGATGCCAATGTAGCGGCATGGGCCGCAACCGTTGATGCCGCCTCGCTCTTTGTTTCCGCTATCACGATCATGGAACTGGAAACCGGGGTCTTGCTGGTCGAGCGCCGAGACGCGCACCAAGGCGCGATGCTGAGAGCATGGCTTGATCATCATGTGTTGCCTGAGTTCAGCGGCCGGGTTTTGCCTTTGGACACCACGGCGGCACTACGCTGTGCTCGGCTGCATGTGCCAGACCGGCGATCCGAGCGCGACGCACTCATCGCTGCAACAGCGCTTGTGCATGGCATGACCATTGTCACGCGCAATGTGGAAGACTTTGCGCCGACGGGCGTTGCCATTCTGAATCCCTGGGAAGTCCAGGCAAATTGACATCGATTGCGGTTGATTCAACTGCCGTCAAGTTGACGGCAGTTGACATCCTTGACCGTCGACAACTCAATGGCCGGGTGGCACGCAGCGATACAAGACCCGAAAGGGAAAATCTGCGGGCGGTCCTTCTACCGTGTTCAAGCACCTGGCCGCCTCTTCGTCGCACCTCTCGCAAGTACGAGAGAATTTGTCTACCCATTGATCCAGTTTTCGATTTTGATCCCGGGATAGCCAGCGAAATCGCGTTCATTATTGGTCACCAGAATCACGTCTAAGGCAATCGCGTGGGCAGCAATCAGCTTGTCAAGCGCATCCTTCTTACGCTCGCGGGTGGCCTCGCGAACTGGCCCATAGGCGATGGCCGCAGCGGCATCGAAAGGAGCAACCGGAATATCTTCGATGAGTGCCACGAGATTGCGACGCTCGCGGGTACGGTTCGCAGAAGCCGTTACGCCGTATTCGAGTTCCGCATAGGTCACGGCGGACATCACAACGTCTCCCACGTAGCATTCAGCAAATCGCTTCGCGACCTGCTCAGGCTGATTTTTTATCAGGTAAATGCACATGTTGGTGTCAAGCATGAAGCGCGGCATCACAGGCCCTCGCGCTCAGACTGCTCCTGCTCGCCGCGTCCTTCGGCCATGAAGTCCGGTCCGAATTTGGCGAATTTCTTCAACACTCCGCCCAGTGGGCGACGTGCTGGGCGGATACGAATTTCGTCGCCCACGCGCTCGATTTCTAACTCAATATCGCTGCGGCTGTAGGCAAGATCGGCTGGGATGCGAACAGCTTGGGAGTTGCCGTTCTTGAAAGCGCGGGTGGTAGGCATTACCGCTCCGAATGTGTGTACGATGATGTACTATAAGCCACCCCCTATCTCGTGTAAATACGCATGTGTACATTGGATTGGTTGCGTCTTGCATGATGAATCAACTGCCGTCACGTTGACGGCAGTTGATGTCAATCTGACATCAACTGAATACGCGGAAATTGACAGAACCGCCTAATCAATGCAATGGCAATCTGCCGCCAGGTGCTCAAAACACCTCAATCAGCGGTCTCCGCTCCCGAAAGCACAGCGGTTTTTTTACGTCCATCGATTCCTCATTGCCCGTCATGGCGGGTGATTGCGTCTCAATGGCCGGGTGTGAGGCTAATACAAGACCCTTGTGAGAGGGGAATACGCCCGCCGTCTGATTGCGGTTTTGAGCCCCCGGCCGCCCTTTCAAAGAGGGTGAAATCAAAATGTCAATCAGGAGGCCAATATGGCCGCTCAATCCCTCCAGCCCTTCCAATGGGGCGAGATCAACCTTTCCCAGATCGTCCACATCAACGGCATTCCCCACGCGACCAAAACAGCCATCGGCGAATGGCTCGAATATGCTGATCCACGCGACGCAATCAACAAGATTGTCGAGCGCAATTCGCATCTCCGGCACTATTCAGTTGCCGTCAAGTTGACGGCAAGAACTACGACTCCGACGTCTACCACCCCATCGGCTACCTCCTCATCGTGATGGAATCCGGCCAGCCCAAAGCGCAAACGATGAAAGTTGCTGTCGCCGAGTTCGTTTGGCACTTTGTCGAGCCGCACGATGTCACCACGAAAGAGCGCAACGCCTATATCCGCGAAATCGAGCAACTGAGCGAACGGCTGATCGGCAGGCGCGACGCGATGCTCTATCAGCAGCGCTTACATGCGCTGCGGCACTACTGCCGACTCGCCGCGTGGCCCATGCCGGACCTCACGCTACTCGGCCAGGACACCGCGCAATTGCGGCTGCTGGAGGCGTGAAATGAGGCTGACTCGACCACTTCCGCCGCTGCGCGAGCTGTGCAACACCATCGCCGATGTCAGCCACAGCGTTGACGCCTTGTGCGAATTGCTCGACAAAGCCGATACGGCCCACGTCAGCGCGCATTCGGTATATCAACTGCTAGACCCATTTCGACATCAGCTATCGCTCGCATCCGGCGAGTTCGACGACTTGTTGTAAGCCTCCCACGCCCCTCTCTCCGAGGGGCGTTGTTCGTATGCGCTACGAACAAGCGTGCTGTACCCGCTAGCACGACAGAAGCCATTGCTCGCATCGCGCGCGCACGGTTGGCACCATTGCCGACATGGACTCAAACGAAATTCAACGACAGGCCCGCAACGCGGTACGCAAGGGCTCGGTTCTCCAAGTCAATCATGCGGCTGCGTTGTGCCGCGTGACAGTCGGCGACCCCGATACGGACGGCGCAGGCCTGCAAACCAACTGGATTCCGTGGCTCACCTTTGCCGCCGGCTCGACACGCGATTGGCTGCCGCCAACAGAAGGCGAGCAAGTCCTGCTGCTCTGCCCGATGGGCGACCCAGCACAGGGCGTTGCGCTGCGCGGGCTATTCTCGGATGCCGTACCGGCGCCGAGCGCGAGCCCGGACACGCACACACGCACCTATCCCGATGGCGCCCGTATTGAATACGACCACGCCAGCCATTCCCTCTTGGTTGAGCTGCCCGCAAGCGCAACGGTGCGGATCGTCGCCCCAGGCTCGGTCACGGTGCAGACCAAGAGCGCAACCGTGCAAGCCGAAAACATCACGCTCGACGCGCAGCAAACGACCTGCACCGGCGCAATGACGGTCAAGGGACCGTTCGCCTTCGAAGCCGGCATGATCGGCATGGGCGGTGCTGGCAGCACATCCACGATGCACATTGACGGCGCGGCGAATTTCACCGGAGAGGTGAAATCGAAGGGCAAGAGCCTGCCGCACCACACGCACCGCGAACAAGGCGACGGTGAACTCGTGAGTGAGCCGGTATGAAAGGCATGAACGCGAACACCGGCCGCGCTATCAGTGGCCTCGACCATCTCTATCAATCGATTGGCAAGATCGTATCGACGCCGCTTGCGTCGTGCATACAGCGTCGCACGTTCGGCTCCGAACTGCCCGACCTGATCGATGCGCCAAGCAACGGCGCGACCCGCACTCGGCTATACGCGGCTGTAGCAACCGCGCTCATGCGTTGGGAATCGCGGTTCACGCTCACCCGCGTGCTGCTCACAGCGGAAGATGCAAGCGGCACCGTTGCCAAGCTCTATCTCGACATCGAAGGCTGGACGAACGAGACCGGCGACACTATCAATGCCCGAGTTGATCTGTCCGCACGGAGTGCCTCGTGACAGCGTCTCTCATCAATTTATCGAGTCTGCCCGTTCCCAACGCGCTTGAAGTGCTTGATTTCGAAACGATCTACATGCGCCGTAAAACGGCAATGGTCGCGCTTTGGCCAGAAGACGAGCAAGCCGAAATCGCGGCAACACTTGCGCTCGAGTCGGAACCACTTGCGCGACTACTACAGGAAAACTGCTATCACGAGATCGTGCTGCGCCAGCGCATCAATGATGCTGTGCGCGCCGTCATGCTGGCCTTCGCAAAAGGCAACGACCTCGAACAGCGCGCAGCGCTCTTTGGCCTTCAGCGCCTGATTGTCTCGCTCGCCGACCTGGAGCACAACATCCCGGCCGTTTACGAGAACGACGAAGACCTGCGTCAACGTATCCAGCTCGCACCGCAAGGCTTCAGTGTGGCCGGTCCGTCCGCGGCTTACGAATCGAAAGCGCGTGCCGTCGACGGGCGCCTGCTCGACGCGAAAGCAACGCGTCCGCAGCCGGGAGACGTGCTCGTTACGCTGCTGTCGCGCGAAGGCGACGGCAGCGTCGAAGACAGCCTCTGCCGCACCGTGGAGTCGGCACTGTCGGCAGAGGATCAACGGCCACTAAACGATACCGTGTACGTTCGCCCAGCCGAAATCGTCCGGTATCGCATTCATGCGAAGGGCTATGCGCGCTCGGCGGTCGGCGCGGATGCCCTGATTGCACAGGCGGAGAAAAACACAAAAGCCTATGTGGACAACGTGCGGCGGCTTGGCGTTGGCGTGGCGGAATCGGCGATAAAGGGCGTTTGCCAAGCCGCCGGCCTATCGAGGACAGAGTTGATCGAGCCCGCCGGCGATATCGCAATCGGCCCCACACAGGCACCGTATTGCGTCGAGGTCCTGATTGAATATGGTGGCATCTATGCCTGATCTGCTGCCACCGAACGCAACGCCGCTCGAACAGCGCACTGCGGTTGTGCTCGCCGCGAATGCCGATTTACCGATCCCGATCCGCGATTACTGGAACCCGGATCGCTGTCCGGCTGCGCTGCTGTCATGCCTCGCGGCCGAAGCCTCGGTTGATGGGTGGGAGCTGGCCGAGTCGGATGACGCTCGCCGCGCCCTCATCAAGGGTGCGATTCAGCTTCACCAGAAGCGCGGCACCCCTTGGGCGATCCGCGAAATCATTCGCCGGCTTGGCTTCGGAGAAGTGACTTTGATCGAAGGCCGACTCGTTCGCCGGCGCGATGGCTCGACCACTCGAAACGGCGACTACGTCCACGGTCGCGCCACAGCGTGGGCGGAATACATCATCAAATTGCAGCGGCCAATCACTCGCGACCAGGCGGACAACCTTAAAGCCGTGCTCGAACGCTATGCGCCGCAACGTTCAATGCTCGCGTCACTTGACTATCGCGCAGCTCCAATCCGGCGCAACGGCAAAGCCACTCACAACAGCCAGTACAACAGAGGAAGCGTTGACACATGACAAATCTCGTTGAAGCCGTCAAATGGGAAGACGGCATCTATCAACTCGAAACCTCGGACCCCGTCGAGGGCGGCCCGGATGGTATCGACAATCTGCCGTTGCGCCAGCTCGCAAACCGGACCCGCTACCTGAAAGACAAACAGGAATTGCATGCGGCGGCCAATAACCCCCACCCGCAATACGCGACACACGATGAATTGCAAGGCTACATTCAACCCGGCGCGTTGCTGCCCTTTGCCACGAAAACCGTACCGTCAGGCTGGTTGAAATGCAACGGTGCGCCGATTTCGAGGCAAGTCTACGCAGTGCTTTTCGCGGCGATCGGCGTGACATACGGTGCTGGCGACGGTGCGACGACATTCAACCTTCCCGATCTGCGCGGTGAGTATCTCAGGGGTTGGGACGATAGCCGCGGCATCGACAGTGGCCGCGCTTTCGGTTCCTGGCAGGGCGACGCCATGCGCAATATCACGGGGATGGTCGATGGCTACTGCGATTTCGCGACTGCCTCCGGGGCATTTGGGCGTGGGAACCCTAGCTCACCGATGGCGCCATCCGGTACGGGAAGCTCCTACCACCAACTCAATTTTGATGCGAGCCGGCAAGTGCCGGTCGCCAATGAATTCCGAACTCGCAACGTAGCTGTGCAGATCTGCATTAAGTATTAGGAGGGCGCAATGCGCATCTTTCACTACCACCCGGTAACACACGAATATGTCGGCACGTCAGAGGCCGACGAATCACCCCTTGAGCCAGGCGTCTTTCTTATCCCGGCGAACGCGACCGACATCGAGCCCGCATTGCCAGGAGATGGCCAAGTCGCTGTATTCAACGAATCCACATGGATCACGAACGAGGACCACCGAGGCCTGCGTTGCTGGAAAGCCGATGGAACGCCATTCACGATCGACTCATTAGGCCCGTTTCCAGACGACGCATTGCCCAATCCGCCACCCGTCCCGCCAGAGCAACGCGCCGAGCTGCTGATAGCGCGAAGAAACGCCGCATTGAACGCAAGCGACTGGCTTGTATCGCGCCATCAAGATGAGCAAATCCTCGGCGCCCAAACATCACTGAGTCCAGCGCAATTCTCAACGCTCATGACATATCGGAAAGCATTGCGCGACCTAACGGAGGCGCGCGATTGGCCAAACGTCGAGCTGCCAGCACCGCCCGATTTTTTGATCTGAGCATGACAGCGTTCAATCCCGTTCCCTCTCACCTGTCCACCTAGGAGCTGCACACCATGCCGCAGGACTACCACCACGGCGTACGCGTCATCGAAATCAACGAAGGCTCGCGCCCGATTCGGACCGTGTCAACAGCCGTTCTCGGTATCGTCTGCACGAGCAACGATGCCGATGCCAACACGTTCCCACTTGACACCCCCGTACTGCTAACCAATGTCGTCGCAGCACTCGGCAAGGCCGGCACGAAGGGCACGCTCTACCGCACGCTCGATGCGATCGGGCGGCAAACAAAACCGGTGACAATCGTAGTGCGCGTGGCCGAAGGCAAAGACACAGCCGAGACAACTTCGAATGTGATCGGCACCATCACGGCCGATGGCAAATACACCGGCATGAAAGCGCTGCTCACCGCTCAGTCGCGCTTTGGCCTGAAGCCGCGCATTCTCGCCGCGCCGGGCCTCGATACGCAGCCCGTTGCCGCCGCGTTCGGTACGATTGCGCAGGCGCTACGAGCCTTCGCCTATGTATCCGCCAGCGGCTGCAAGACGAAGGAAGAAGCCACCGCGTACCGCCGTCAATTCAGCCAGCGTGAAATCATGGTGATTTGGCCGGATTTCCTCGCCTGGGACGACGTGACCAGTTCGACGATCGTCACGCCCGCGACCGCCTATGCCGCAGGTCTGCGCGCGAAAATCGACAATGACACCGGCTGGCATAAGACGCTATCGAACGTCGGAGTCAATGGTGTGACGGGCATCAGCGCGGACGTGTCGTGGGATCTCCAAGACCCCGCGACCGATGCCGGCTATCTCAACGAACAGGACATCACAACGCTCGTCAACCGCAACGGCTTCCGTTTCTGGGGCTCGCGCACCTGCTCAGATGATCCGCTGTTTGCGTTCGAGAACTACACGCGCACCGCGCACGTTATCGCCGACTCGATCGCCGAAGCGCAGATGGTGGTCGTGGACGGCCCGCTCAATCCTTCCCTGCCGCGCGACATCATCGAGAGCATCAACGGCAAATTTCGTGAGTGGATCTCGCAGGGTTATCTGGTCGGCGCTTCGTCGTGGTTCGACGCGGGACCGAACACCACGGACGTATTGAAGTCCGGCAAAGCATATATCGATTACGACTACACGCCCGTTCCACCACTCGAAAACTTGATGCTGCGCCAGCGCATCACCGACCGCTATCTCGCTGATTTCGCCGCGCGCGTGAACGCGTAACGGCACGCACCACTAGGAGCCTCATACATGGGTATGCCCCGCAAACTCAAGGGTTTCAACCTGTTTCAAAACGGCGAGAACTTCGTCGGGCAGGTCACCGAAATCACGTTACCGAAACTCACGCGCAAGATGGAGGATTACCAAGGCGGCGGCATGAGCGGCCCGATCAAGGTCGATTTCGGGCAAGAAGGGATTCAGCTCGAATGGACCTGTGGTGGCTTCATGCGCTCGGTGCTCGCGCAATACGGCATCACCAAGCACGACGGCGTGCTGTTGCGCTTCGCGGGCGGCTACCAATCCGAAGACTCGGCGAGCGTCGATGCGATTGAAATCGTCATCAAGGGCCGCCACAGCGAAATCGAGCCAGGCACCGCGAAGGCAAAGGAAGACACCGCGTTCAAGGTCACGACCGCCGCGAGCTACTACAAGCTCTCCATCAACGGCGAGGATGTCATTGAAATCGACTTCATCAACATGATCGAGAAGATCAACGGTAGCGACCTGCTCACAGCGCTGCGTACCGCAATCGGCCTGTAAACCGCAGATCTGGCCACCGTGCCCGGCCTAGCCGGGAGCCAATCCTTTCCTCACCATCCGACAAGAACACTATGAACACGAAACAGTCCCCGCTCAACGGAACCGATGTGCCTGATGCGCCCACGCAGGACGATCCGAATACGTTGACGCTCGATACGCCGCTCGTGCGTGGCAATCAGACCATCGAGAAAATCACGCTGCGCAAGCCTAAATCCGGCGAGCTGCGCGGCGTGTCGCTTTCCGACCTCGTGAGCCTCGACGTTGTCGCACTCTCGAAGGTGCTGCCACGCATCAGTTCGCCAACGCTGACCGAGGCCGACATCGCCAACATCGACCCGGCCGACCTCGTGCAATTGGGAGGCATGTTTGCGGGTTTTTTGATGCCGAAGGCCGTGAAATCGAAACTGGACTTCCCGACCGAGTAGAAGATCCGATGGCGGACATCGCGACGGTGTTCGGCTGGGCGCCGTCGCTTATGGATACCTTCAGCCTTGCCGAACTGATGGACTGGCGCGAGCGAGCGCGTGTGCGCAGTGGCACCGAATGAGCGAAATCACCGACGATGGACAACACCCTCAAACTGCGCGTCATGTTCGACATGATCGACAACATGACCAAGCCCCTTAAAAACATATTGGTTGGCAGCAAAGGGCTCGCGGAATCTTTGAAGAAGACGCGGCGCGAGCTGAGCGAGATGAAAAAGACGCAAAAGAGCGTTGGCGAGTTTCGGGAGATGCGCGAGGGGCTGGCCACGTCCGCTTCAAAGCTCAACGCGGCGCGCGAACAGGTCACAAAGCTAGCTGGCTCCTTGCGTGCCGCCGGGCCGCCATCGCGTCAAATGATTGCCGAGTTCGAAAAGGCCAAGCAGGCCGCTTCGCGCCTTTCCGCTGAGCACAAAAAGCAGTCTGTTCGAGTCAGCGCGTTGCGCGAACAACTCATGGGCGCCGGCATTAACACGCGCAATCTTGCGCAACACGAGCGGGAATTACGCACAAGCATTAGTGCAACGATCGGCGTAATGACGACACAGCAGAACAAGCTCGCCGATCTCACTCTACGTACGAAGCGGCTCGCCGAAGCGCGGGAGCGCATGGACAAAACTAGAACGCTAGCCGGTTCGATGACCAGCACCGGCGCAAAGATGATGGCTGGTAGGGCTACAGTCGGTGCCGTCACGCTTGGCCCCATCGCCGCTTATGCCAAGGCCGAGGATTCCGCCACGCAGCTGGCAAGCGCGCTAATGCGCGCAGGCGGCGTAGTCCCGCCTGAATTCGAGAAGATCAACGGCCTCGCCATGAAGCTTGGCGACCGTCTGCCCGGTACAACCTCGGATTTCCAGGACATGATGACCATGCTCACAAGGCAGGGCATCAGCGCTCAAGCCATCCTAGGCGGTATGGGCGAGGCAACGGCCTATCTCGGCGTTCAACTCAAGAAAACGCCAGCCGAGGCCGCCGAATTCACGGCGAAGCTACAGGACGCGACACGCACGGCAGAGAGGGACATGCTTGCGTTGACGGACGTGATCCAGAAATCGTTCATGCTCGGAGTCGACGATAACAACATGCTGAGCGGTTTCACGAAACTCGGGCCAGCGATGGACACGATTCTTATGAAAGGTCTCGAAGGAGCAAAGGCGCTTGCGCCGCTGCTCGTCATGTCCGACCAATCAGGTATGGAAGGCAGCTCGGCCGGCAACGCTTATCGCAAAGTATTCCAGCTCAGTATGGACGCGAAAAAAGTCGCGAAAGCCAACAAGCAGCTCGCTTCCGCTCAGCGCCTCGATTTCACCAACGGCAAAGGAGAATTCGGTGGCCTAGACAAGATGTTCGCGCAATTCGAGAAGCTCAAGGGCCTTAGTACGCAAAAGCGCCTGGCGGTGATGAAAGAGATTTTCGGCGACGACGCTGAAACGCTCCAGGTAATTTCGCTGATGATTGAGAAAGGGAAAACCGGGTATGACGAAGTGCGAGCCAAAATGGCCGCACAGGCTTCAATGCAAGAACGGGTCAACAAGCAACTTGGTACGCTTAAGAACTTGTGGGAAGCTGCCAGCGGCACCTTCACAAATGGCCTCGTAGCGTTCGGCGAGGCCATTGCGCCCGAAGTGAAAGGCCTAGTCGAATGGCTCGGCAGCACAGCTGAACGCATGAGTTCATGGGCACGCGAAAATCCGCGCCTCGCCAACGGCATGATGAAGGTCGCGGCAATCCCTGCGATCACAATGGCGGTAATGGGCAGTTTCCTGGTCGTCTTAGCCGGTCTACTCGGCCCCCTCGCGCTCGTTCGCTTCAGCTTAACCACGCTTGGCATGCAAGGCGGCATCCTCACGCGTGTGCTCGGCGCCGGAACCAGCGCGTTTCTCAAGTTATCTGGCTCGGCATTCGGATTCGCCAGCGCTGGAAAATTCGTTCAATCCACCGCCGCCCGCGTTCGTACGGTTCTCGCAGCGGCATGGCAAGCCTCGTCGCCCAGCGCCGCATGGTCGTCATTGCGGGCCTATGCTAAGTCTCTTGGCCAGCGCATCCCAGCTGCCTGCAAGGCCGCCAAAGCGGCGGTACGGCAATGGGGCGTTTCCGCCGCAACCGCGTTTAAGGATGGGATCAAAGCCGCCAAGCAGTACACCGTACAACTGTGGCGAGCAGTTGCCGCACAATTGGCCGCCGCACGCGCCGCAGCGGCATCACGCTGGACAATGGCCCGGCAGTATGTCGCCCGACGTGGCATTTCCGGCATGGCCATCGATACCGCTCGAGGTGGCTTTAATCTCATCAAAGGCGGCGCGAAGGGGACAATCAATGGCGTGGCCTCTGCGCTCGGCGGGCTCGCACAAACGTTGCTGTTTGTTGGCCGCGTTGCGCTCACGAGTCCGATCGGCATCGTTATCACCATCATCGCGCTGGCAGCCCTGGCGCTCATCCGATATTGGCGGCCCGTCAAGGCATGGTTCTCAGGCGTCTGGCAAGGGCTGACTGAAGGGCTCAAACCGCTCGCACCGATTTTTGCTGCTCTCGGCACCGTCTTTGCACCGCTTAAACCCATGTTCAATTGGCTCATGGACGCCGTAAAGGGCGTATGGAACTGGATTAAGCGCTTGCTAGGGCCGGTCGATGCCAGCAAAGAAAGTCTCGACTCAGCGACACAGGCCGGCAAGGGGTTCGGTGCTTGGCTCGCCGACATCATCGTCGTGATAGCGGGGATCGCCGCACGCTCCGTAGAGCTCGGCGCAAACCTTATATCGGGGCTCGTCAACGGCATCAAGAGCGGCCTGGGTTTGGTCAAGGATACGATCACAAACGTCGCCGATTCAACGGTCACATGGTTCAAGGAAAAGCTCGGCATCCACAGCCCGAGCCGCGTGTTCAGCGTGCTGGGCGGCTTTGTCAGCCAGGGAGCGGCAATCGGCATGGAAGACGAACAGGGGCGCGTCGCGCGGGCAGCTGCGGCGCTCGCTACTGTCGCGACGGTCTCGTTCGGCTCGCCGGCCCTCGCCGCTGGGGCGCAACTCGCGCAGGCCGCGCGAACGGCAGCCGTGCCACTCGTGCGCCCGTCCGTGCCAATCGACCGCCGAGCGCCGCTCACCGCCTCACCGGCTCCGGCAAACGTCACAACGGCAGCCTCTCCGATCACCATTCACATTCACCCACCAGCGGGCAGCGATGCGGCGGAAATTGGCCGCATGGTGCGCGCCGAGCTTGAGCGCGCGAAACGCGCGGAACAATCACGCCAGGGCTCTCGGCTGTCCGATTGACCATCAACAGAAGGAAACGCACTCATGATGATGTCGCTTGACCAATTCGTTTTTAGCCTCGCCACCGCGCCCTACCACGAGCTCCAACGCCAACGCAGTTGGAAGCATTGCACCAGCTCGCGTGTCGGCACGCGTGACGCGAGCCAGTTCACCGGCGCCGGCGATGACACCATCACCCTCAACGGCATGGTGGCGCCCGATAACGGCATCGGCATGACCGCCTCGATCGACGAGTTGGCCAGGATGGGGGATGCTGGCGATGCCTATGTGCTCGTGGACGGCACCGGCAACGTCTACGGCGCATTCGTCATCGAAGGTCTAAACGAAACACAGACCTATCACACGAAGGAGGGCATCGCTCGGAAGGTTGAATTCAACCTGACGCTAAAGCGCGTTGACGATAAAGTCCTGTCCGAAGTAGATGACATGGATCACGGTCAATGAACTCGCAGGAACGCCAGGCAAACGACCGACAAGCCCGCGTGGGACGTACACAGCCGCAGGCCGACTATTGCATCACGCTTGATGGCCGCGACTTGTCGCGCCTGATCGCTCCAAACCTCATCAGCCTGTCGCTATCGGAATCGCGAGCGGAAGAAGCCGACATGCTCGATGTCGTGCTCGACGATTCGCGCAACCTCTTTGCCATTCCAAAGCGCGGCGCGAATATCAAGCTATCGATGGATTGGGTGGGAGCGCCACTTGTCACCAAGGGCACGTTCACGGTCGATGAGGTGGAGCACAGCGGTGCGCCGGACATCATCACGATCCGCGCACGTTCGGCCTCAATGACCGACGAGATGCACGAGCGCCGAGAAAAAAGCTGGCACGGGCAGACAATCGGCGCGATCGTGCGCGCGATCGCGGCTCGCCACCAACTGACACCCGCTGTCGGCGAAGCGCTGGCCAAGATCCGCATCGACCAGACGCACGAGTCCGACATGTCCTTTCTCACCCGCCTCGCGAAACGCTACGACGCCGTGATGACCGTGAAAGACCGGCGCCTATTGTTCATGCCGATCGGCACGAGCAAAACGGCCAGCGGCAAACCGCAGCATCGCTATCACATCGCGCAGCGCGAGAGCTACGCCGCCGTGCGGGCGCACTACCATTCGAACGGCAAGGCAAAGCGTAAATCGGTGATCGTCGGCGGGGAGAACAAGAATGTGAAAGTGCTGCCGGAAGACTATGCGACCGAAGCGGAAGCGCGCGCCGCAGCTCAGGCCGAATACGCGCGCACGCAACGCAGCCAGGCGACGATGAGTTACACGCTCGCGCTCGGCCGACCCGAGCTTTTTCCAGAAATGCCCGTGACGGTTTCTGGCTTCAAGCCTGAAATTGATGAGACGCCTTGGCTTGTCAAGAAGGCGACGCACACAATCGGCGAAAGCGGCTTCACGACCGCGCTCGAGCTCGAAATGCGAGATGATCCGACGACGGCGCGGCACCGGTCGCATTTCCGTAAAAGCGGTCGTTAATGTAGTTACAAAAATCTGTTGCATCAGTCTGTTTTTGTAACTACAATAACCGGCATGGACATCGAATTCGCCCCACAAAAGAGCGCATCAAACGAGAGCAAGCACGGCGTCCCGCTATCGCTCGCAGCCTCGATCGATTGGTCAACCGTGTGGTGCGCTCCGGACAATCGCCACGACTATGGGGAACTGCGCGAAATCGGATACGCAGCGATATACGGGCATCTGTACTGCGTGATTTTCACGCAACGCGGCGAGACGATGCGGATCATCAGTCTTCGTAAGGCGAATTCACGAGAGGTAAAACGCTATGTTGAGCAAACCTAAGCTGCACATCCCGACCCCGGAAGAAGATGCCGCGATTCAGCGCGGCATTGACGCCGACCCGGATACGTTCGTCCCGACCGATGAACAATTCGCGCAAATGAAGCGGCGCGGCGGTCGGCCAAAGCTCGCGAACCCGAAAGAAGCGGTAACGGTTCGCTACGATGCCGATATCGTTGCGCGGTTCAGAGCTAGCGGCGAAGGCTGGCAAACTCGCATGAACAATGCGCTAAGGGACTGGCTCAGGACGCATCGGCTCTGAATGAACAAACCGGCATAAAAAGCCCGCGTTTGTAGACAGAAGTTATAAGGCGGCTTTGCTGCGCCGCTTGGCATCACGCCCGAGTAGCTTGATTTCCAATCTTCGGGCGCGATGAGGCATTTGCGGTCAACCTGCCTTCGTAGCACCGTTCCAGCAAGTCAGCTTGTGCCGCTCAAGAAAGTCTGGATATCGAAGCGCATTTGAGGTGAAAAATGGGCTTCCGGCGATCAGCTTATCTCCTCGGCGCTCAAAGATAATGTTCATCTCTTCCGCCTTTCCTGTATCAGTACGTCGAAGCACTGGGAAATACCGCAAGTCGAAATACGGCGTGTTTTCTTTCGAGTCGTGTGCAAGCTCAGCCGCGTCCAGCGCTGCGAAACCCCGGCTGCACGAGCGCATGAAGTTGTACAAGCTTTGTCCGTTTGCAAGCTGTATTTGCTTCGCGAAATAGAGGCTCTGGAAGAAATTCGCTTTTCTGGTCGAAACAATTTCGCTGTCGCTTGCTTCCGCTGGCAGTGGGCGATATTGGACGCGACCGATATCGGGGTAGCGTTTGGATATATATCGCTGGAATCGCTTTGGCCCGTAGCACTCGGCTTCGTCAAAGCAAAAGGCGTCAGCCAGGTACTGCTTTTCGTCTTTGCTTATAGGGAGCGTAATTGTTCCCGACGTTGGCCAATTTCCCGCTGTTACGGCGCCTTCGCTTGCCGCGCCGGTAAAGACAACAGGCAACTTTGGAACAGCATTCGCAGCCGCGCGTGGAACATCTTTCTCATCTCCATCCCTCCTCTCGGCCTGGGCTGCCACTTTGGGCGCCGGCGCGCTGGAGGAAGACTGCGCGTCGCCCGGCTCATTCTTATCTGGTACCAACACGCCAAAAAAGATTAGTGCAACCACGAACCCCAACACGCCGGCAGAAAGATGCGAGGTCACCGCAGCCCACCCCTTCCGTCTCCAATGCGTTACTAGCATTTTCCAAACGACCGCCCAAATCGCAATTGCGATTAGAAATATGAATTCTTTCATCAACTTCTCTTTGAGTTAGTTATTCAAACGATTGGTTTCGGCTCAATACCGATCGCACCGCCTGGAGTTCGGCCATCGCCTGTACGGCACATTCAAGCGCTGCCGAGAGCTGGCGTATCGACCAGTCCACGGCTTGTAGCACAGCTTCTCGATCCTTTTCTATGCGACATAAATTCGCAGAATTTTCCATCCCCTCAACACATCCAGTCTTGTCGCAGTACTGATTAGCTGATTTTCCACCGTCATTATTCATTTTGGGTTTCTCGCTCTTCTACGGTCTCAATGCCTTGCAAATGGGCCGCCTCGCTCAGTGGAGCAACTACTTAAAACGACCACACCCGCATTACGTCAGAAACAGACCCGTTTGGGAACGTAACCTGCAGGGAACGGTAAATGTGCTTGTAAAGTTACGCCCCTATGCTTATTGATTAACGGGATAACGTAAGCCCGTGAGCGTTTGTGCCTTTGCGGAGCGTAGCAAGCGGAGAGCCTTTAGCGATGGCTAAATCAAGGCACTACCAGTTGAATTGGAATCTTCTGCGCGATTTTTTTGAAATAGCGCGCTACGACTCATTTACCGACGCGGCCAATGCAAATGGCATACAAAGGCCTTCGGTCAGTCGGCGGATCGCAGAATTGGAGGAAACTTTCGGTTTTATGTTGGTAACCCGCAACGCCGGGTTACGAGGTTTGTATTTGACGGAACACGGCGAACGTTTGCATGCCGCCATCGGCGCATTTGTAGAGAGCCTAGCGGATCTGCGGGACAAGCCCGCTCCCACCACCACCCCGCGCGAGGTGGATACGCTGACGAGCGCGGAAGAAGCGTTCGCGGCAATTTGCCTCGACAACGACGAGCCTTTCGCGGACGGCCACCCGCGCGCTGGCCACCGCCCCGGCCCGGAGGCCGCATGGGCACTCTATGAGCGACTCACGGCGCTGAACATCAGCGCCTTGCTCGTCGATCAAAGCGCATGGTTTGCCGAGCCGAAGGACGGCGAGACAACCGTCAAGCCCATCAACGATGTCAACGACTACTTGCAGGCACGAGGCGCGCGCGAGCTACAACGCGCGCTCGAACAGTACGAGCCGTGGCTCATTGCCGGCATGGCCGGCGACGACACCCGCAAGGGCCGGCCCCGCATTTATCTGCCATCGCACGACTTCGCGCAGTATTGGCGCTTTCGCGTACAGCCTGACTTCACCCGTTACATCTCGAAGATGGAGAAGAACGAGGACGCCGACACCGAAACGCCAACGTACACGGATCTGTGCGGTTTTAGGATCGCCAGCATAAGCCGCGTATCAGTCGCGAGCGCAACCTCGACGATGACAGGCGACGCCGACCAGGCACCCACCGTCTATTTCGCGGTATCCGCTCAAACACCGCGACACGGCGCGCAACTCATCCGCCGGGTCATGCTCGATGAACAGCTACACAACGTCGATCAGTGGGGCAAGTTCGGCCCGATATGGGCGCCCGCGCAATTCAAGCGCATGGTGAACATTCTCGAACGCGGCGCCGACCTCGGCGCGCGCCAAGCGGCGAACTTCGTCGGGCTCGCCTGGCGCGATGGCCGCCTGATCGTCAACGAAGGCCCCGACTGCTATTTCACCGAAGCCGACAAGCAATGTCCATATCACAACCTGACGTTCCCGCGCGGCCCGGTCAGCGACGCTCGCCGCGTGATTACGGCATACCAAGCGACGTTCAAACAGAATGCGGCCACGCTCCCTCTCGTGTGGGCGCTCGGCGGCCACCTAAAGGCGCTGCTGGGTTTCTGGCCACACATCATGATTCAGGCGAACAAGGGCGCCGGTAAATCCACGCTCATCAAACGGCTCGAACGCTCGCTCGCGTTCACAATGTTTTCGGGGCAATCGCTGCAAACCGAGTTCCGGCTGCTCACCAGCATCAGCCACACGAGCCACCCAGTGGGGTGGGAAGAGCTGTCCGCGCGCCGGGAAGAAGTGATCAACAAAGCGATCGGGTTGCTGCAAGAGAATTACCAGTACACGGTGACGCGCCGAGGCAGCGACATGACCGAATACCTGCTATGCGCGCCCGTGATGCTGGCAGGTGAAGACGTACCCGTCAAAGGGCTACTCGGCAAGCTCGTACGGACAACACTGACCGACAAGCGCGGACCACTCTTGCCCGACGACTTGCCGCGCTTCCCCGTTCGGCAATGGCTTGAATTTCTCGCCGGCTTGGACAAGCGCGTCGTGCTCGATCTGTACGCCTCGCTACGCGAGAAGGCACTTGCGAAGTGCCGCGCCAGCGGCGAGGACGACGGCGCAAGGCGCATGGCCGGTAATTACGCCGCTGTCGCGCTCGCTTGGGCGCACCTATGCGAGTTTGCCGGCATGGATCCAAGCGAAGGCGATTTCCCGCGCGACCTGTTCACCGAGATGAACAGCCATATCGCCGAAACCAGTGCCGATCGCGAACCGTGGGTGTGGATCATGGAGACGGTCTTATCGGAAATCGATGGCGGCAACTACAAGCATCCGTACACCTTCGACGTGGTGGACGGCGAGTTCAGCCTCCTGCTGCGCACGGGGCACGTAATGGACCATATCGCCCACACCAGCGCCCTGCGGGAAAAATGGAACGGCCTACCGGTGAAGTCCGACCGTGTGTTCAAGAATCAGCTCAAGTCTGCGGGCGTCGTGGTCGGCGAGAAGGAAGTCGAGCGCCGCATCTATACACGCCGCGTGCCGTACCTCACGCCGGTTTCGCTTGAGCGCCTGGCCGGTTTCGGGCTGCACGTGTCCGTTCGTGAAGACCTGGCGACCGACGCGCTACAAGGGAGCCACACATGACACCCTCTCAGCCGATGCGGCCGCCGTGCGGCCGTCCCCCTTCCCTCGTTCTGTCTGGCCGCGTAGCGGCCCTGGATTCGGGTTTCCGGCGCATGCCAATGCGCGCCGCGGTGAATACACACGGTCGCCTGGCCATGCTGCGCTTCATTTCCCCCGTACCCCCTGCGAGTCGAAACGGCGGGGCAACGACGCAAGCCGAGAGAGACGGAAGCCGCGCAAGCGCGTTTCGCCATCGGAACCGGGCAGGCATCGCACACGAATCGTGGATTTCGGGTGTGTCTGCATGTAAGTCATTGATTGTTGAGAAGACCACCGCCATGAGTCACCGCGAATTTGCCACGAGTCATGCCGCTTTTGCCATGAGTCCGATTTTTGCACCGACCGCCGTCACCCCTTTCTCTTCTCTCTCTAATTCATTGAAAAAGAAGAAGAAAGAAAGCGAAGAAGAGCAAGGAGTTGAGCGAAACATGACGCCACGAGTTAACGGCGTTTTGCCATCAGTTACGGACACTGCCTATTTTTTAGGCCACGAGTTATTGAGTGGTGCCATGCCTGAATGATGGCAACTGATGGCGCACGAAGTTATTAAAAATCATTGAGTTATGACTACATTTCACGCAAACCATCATTCCACGAGTTGCGCTGCGTGTGCTCCCCTGAGCGGGGCAACGAAGCGACACCCACGAACACTATCGACCTACACGGCGCCGCGGCAATGCTCGGCGCGCATCCCGAGACCGTGCGCTTGAAAGCCAAGGCCGGCGAGCTGCCAGGCCGGAAGGTCGGCAAGCGCTGGATGTTTTCGACGATTGCCCTACAGCGCTATCTCGCCGGAGAATGGATTCCGCGAGTTGTGCAGGGCGATCAAGCGAAGGAAACACAACCATGTCGCTCTTTAAACGTAGTTCAAGTCCCAACTGGTATTACAAGCTGTACCCGCCGGGAGGCGGACCGGTCTTATACGGCAGCACTGGCACCGAGGACAAGACCAAAGCGCAGGAATTCCATGACCGGCTGAAAGCCGATTTATGGGATCAGGCGAAGCTCGGCTACAAGCCGCGCTATACCTGGAACGATGCGGTCGTTCGTTATGTCGCCGACCGCGAAGGCCTCGCGAGTCTCGAGACCAGCAAAACGCATCTGCGCTGGCTCGATCAGCACCTTTCCGGTGTGCCACTGACCGACATCGACCGCAGCAGGATCGACGCGATCGCGCATGCCAAGCGGCTGGAGCCCCGCATCGTACAGACACGGCAAGGGCCGAAGAAGCTCGGACGCAATGTCAGTGCGGGCACGGTGAATCGCGTCGTTGGAGTCCTAAAGGCCGTACTGAATGCGGCGGTCGAATGGGAATGGCTGGATCGCGTGCCCGTCACGAAGCGCGCGAAGGTCGTATCGAAGCGGATTCGCTGGTTGACGCCGGCAGAAGCCGCGAAGCTGCTGGCCGAACTGCCGACGCACTTGGCTGACATGGCGCAGTTCAGTCTCGAAACGGGGCTGCGCCGCGCCAACGTGACCGGACTGCAATGGTCGCAGGTGGATCTGCTGCGGCGGGTCGCGTGGATTCATCCGGACCAGGCCAAAGCCCGTAAGGCAATCACCGTGCCCCTGTCGGACGCTGCCGTCGCGGTGCTGCGCCGGCAGCTACCCAAGAAGCGAAAACCCGAGCACGTCGACAGCGTGTTTGTGTACCACGGCAAACCGGTCTACCAGACCGTGACGGCTGCGTGGAAGAAGGCGCTCAAGCGCGCCGGCATCCGCGACTTCCGCTGGCACGATCTGCGCCATACGTGGGCGAGCTGGCACGTGCAGCGCGGAACGCCGATCCAGGTACTCAAGGAACTCGGCGGCTGGGAAACGATGGAAATGGTGCAGCGTTACGCGCACCTGTCGGCCGATCATCTGTCGCAGTGGGTGCAACCAATGACCGAAGTACCAGCGCAGCTACAGCTGGCCGCAGTCTAG